ATGTGGTGGTGACTGCGTCTGCCATTTCGCTTCCAATCCGTTATCAGTGTGGCTCAGAGAGCGCTTAATTTAAGGCGCATCTTGCCATGTTTTGCCGCTTGAGGCAACGGGCGTCCAAATGCCAGAGGCGCTGGGTGCGTCCGTCCATATCTCTGGCGTCAGTGGGAGAGGCTCCCACTTCTCGACTGCGCTGCCTGTAAACGTCAGCGTGATGCTGGATGCCGCAGTGTCTTGGCGCAGCCTGATTGCACTCGGCAAGACGGCGAGCGTGGCCGCCGTGGCCCCTCGCACCTCGTAGACCGCGAGGGCTGCTGCTGCGGCGGTCAGTGTCGCGGCAGTGGATGCCGTCGGCTGCTGTATTCTGGTGGCCAGAGACGCCACTGAGAGCGACGGAGAGGCCGCGCCAGAGCCGAGACGCACTCGCAGGGCATCAGTGGCCGTGGCGAGCGCTGCCGACGCTGTGCCGCCGTCTGAGATGATCACCCTAACCGCGTCAGCGTCGCCCGTCGCCGCCGTGTCGATCTGGCACGCCGCCGAGATGGCGTCGCCGACAGCGTAGCCCTCGAGCCAGTATTCGGGTTCGACGTAATACGGCAGCGCCATTTCTCTACTCCGCTTCAGCGATTACAAGTGTGCCAGCATCAACCTGCCGCATGATCTCGGCGTAGTGGCGGTTCTGTGGGTCGAGAGGGACTGACATTTCAGTGCCGTCGATGGTGGCTTGTACGGAGGTGTTATTGCCGTCCATGCCAGTAGTGTACTGAGCCGATGTAATTGTCATATCATTCATGATTATAGCTCCGCATCTGCTTTATAATGAATGGATGCGCTATTTGCATTGGAGCCACTTGCAGACGCATAGTAGTAACCTTTACTCCAAGAAACAGTACTCACGGCCTGATTGTCATACCAAGCCACACCATTGTACAGCCTTGAACACTTGCCAACATTGCCTGCTCTGTCATATGCAGTGAAAGAGGGAGCAGCCCTCATTTCTACGGGGAATGCCCCCCAAAATGTAATGTCGCCAGTTGTGAGGGCTGCAACACTACCACCGCCTGTTTCAAAAAAGTCAGAGGTTAATGCGGTTTGATAATAATACCGCTGACACCTCGCCAACTCATCCCCATAGCTGCGATGCTCGAATGGGGTGGCGGTGTCGCCTACTTCGAGTTGGACGCCTGTGATGTCTATCGTGGCTGTTGTCGATGGAATATCAAAAACAGTCTCAAGGTAGCTACCCGTGCCGATTGTCTTTCCCGACAAAGAAGCCATGTTAAATGTCACACTAAACTTCTGCCACGAAGAGGTCAGATTGATATTCTGCGGTGTGCTGTCTACGCCCGAAGACCCGCCAGAGCCGAATGCTTGTACAATTCTGAATGGGACCGTAGTTGAACTCGAAGCCTTGCCGTAAAAGCTGAAGGTAAGTGTAGCCCCGTCTGACTTTCGGACATCTTCAACTTTTTGATAGAAATAGCAAAGCCCACTGGGGCTTGCTCTAACAACCCTAGCAAAATTCGTAATACCTACCTCTGGGCTATCGCCTGAAGCAAAGGTCTCCTGCGTAACTGTGACAGTTCCGCCAGTGTTGTAAAAACCCCAACGATCCAAGCCATAGCCATTAGCCGTAAAACTAGTCCCACGCTGCGCCACCTGCATAGCGCCATTGATAATCAGGTTGCGGTTCGACAGGGCTCCATCGTCAAATGCATTGCCAAGATCGGCTAGTCCCCGTGCCTTACTCATTGCCCAACTCCTGTGCAGCTAGGTGAGCAGCGTAAGCAGCCTTCACTTCGTCTGTGTGAACCGCTGCGGCAATAGCCTGAACTTCAGCACTCTCACCTGACACATCTGCATCTGGTGCAACGACATGGCGGCTGAATGAGCGGCTGATCTCTACGCCATCACGTTCAATGACGACTGCGGTTCTAACTTGGATGTGGCGGTATGGGCCAACTAGCTCAATCTTATCCTGTTCTGTGCGTTCTGTAAGCATGTTTATCTCCTATGCTTGAGTGGACTGACTACCCTGTGATCCAACAGGGGTGGTTAGGCTGTTTGGTAAAACCCACCGATGATAATCGCTGTGCCATTAGTCAAATTGGTCGGGGTAATATCTGTATCCCCAGTATTATTATCCCCATACATTTCAATGCGTGTATTGTTGGTGGAAAATCTTCCGTAGTCTGGACCATTGGTAGACCAATTTGCTTTGTAGCCAATATACGCTGCTGGGACATACGAACTAGCATTGCTTACCGTGAAAGGCAAACCAGTGATTAGTAATCGGTCGCTCCCGCCGCTAGAGCTAACAGTGTCGATTCTTGCGCTTACGAAAACAAGTTTACCCACTTTCACATATGTGCCAACTTGTGTGGCGTAACTTACAGTCGGCGGTGTCCCAAAAGAACCAAACGTAGGCGTCCAAGTCCCCTCCTCATAATCGTCCAACTTATTAGCCGACCCAGTGCCGCCAAGGTAGACACCGCCAGAGAGGTAGAGGTCTTTGTAACGAAGAGAAGAGTAGCCCAAATCCACGGTGTTATCTGGAGATGGGTATAGTGAATCGTTATCAAACTCTAGGTGATTATTATTCGTGGATGTTCCAAGAATAAGCTGACCCGTGTTGCTAACAATACCAAATTCGTTAGAAGAACCAGCCGCAGCAGTCCCAATACTCCCCACACTCGTGCCATCCTTCTGCACATCAATAATCGTGCCATCCGATGTAGCACGGTCAACAGTGAGAACAGTAGCAGCATCGTTGTCTACGGTGAGACCGCCAGCAGAGACAGCAACAGCACCATTAAAAGTACCGCCAGTAGATGCAGGAACCATGTCAGCCGTGGTGAATGACTTAAAGGCAACCACGTTCAACTCGTCGCCAGCAGCAGCCCCAGTAGTAAGAACAATGCTTGTTCCGTTGCTCGCTGTGTAGTCAGTGCCATCCTCAAGCACGATACCGTTAAGAGTAACGATAAGGTTCTGTTGAGTGTAAGACAAAGAAGCAGCGTTATCATCAGCACCAGAGAATGTGGTCTGACCAGATGTGGCTGTGTAGTTGTAGTTCAGCAGTGAGGCGCCACCAGCAGACGATGCAGCAATCCAGTTAGCCCCGTCATACACGCGCATCTCATTGGCAGTGCTATTGAAGTAAAGCGCACCAGACACCAGCGCGTTGCCATCATTGTCTAGTGTTGGATCAGCAGACTTAGGCCCAAGGTAACGATCATCAAAGCTATCATATGCAGATGCCGCAGATGCCGCAGATGCAGCAGCAGCAGTCTGTGATGCAGCAGCAGCCGTTGCAGATGTAGCCGCATTGGTTTCGCTCGTTGCAGCGTTAGAAGCAGATGCGGATGCTGAAGAGGCAGAAGCAGACGCCTCAGCAGCCTTTGTAGTGGCTGTGGCAGCGCTTGCAGCAGCGTTGGCTTCGGATGTTGCGGCGGCAGTTTCGCTTGCACCAGCGGCAGTCTCACTGGCAGCAGAAGCCGCTTCACTGGCAGATGCAGCAGTTGCAGATGCAGCAGAGGCTGTGGCGCTAGAACTGGCGCTTGCAGCTGAGGCAGCAGCAGCAGCAGCCTCATCATCTGCCGCAAGAACAGCAGCCATATTGTCTGACACATTGGATACATCAGCAATGTTATCTGCAACTGTAGTTACATCCGTGCTTACGCCCGCAACCGTGGTGACGTTTGCGCTTATGCCAGCAACAGTCGTTACATTGGCAGATATGCCAGCAACCGTTTGAATTGCATCCGTTGCTACAGTGCCATCCTCAATGTCAGCCAGCGTTGCAATGTCAGCAGATGCAACAGAAACACTTTGAACATCAGAGATAGAAGGCCCAGCCTCAACCGCGCCTGTAGATTCATTGAAAGCAAGGGTCTTGCCTTTTCTTGTATTTACGTCTGGCAGGGTAAGGCTAACAGATGCGTCATAATCAGTAAGCTTTAGGCTTCGATCTGTCTGATCTTGAAGGTCAGCAGCAATAGCAACCAAGCGGTCAAGCTCAGTATTGAGTGCATCAATTTGGAATGGGCCTGATGTTGGAAAGTCAGATGTGCGCTCAAGAGTAATCGAGCGGGTGATAACAACAGTAGAGCCACCAGCCGCACCAGTCACCGACATGGCAATAGAACCTGTAGACCCATCACCACCAGTAACAGTGTAGTCAGTGTTTAGAGTCTGAAGGATTGTATCAACATATACGTTAAGGCTTCCATCCGAGAAAAACTCAAAGGGAACAACGAAAGATGTTTGAGTTACTCCAGATGCGACCGCATAAGATATGCGTGGAGAGTTATCAGCAAGATTTATGGTCATGGCATATCCCTTTTTTATCGACTAGCAAGATGAGGCTGTGGCATCAATGCACAATTAGTATCGGCCAAAGCCGCTTGGTCCGTCATCGAGTTCGCTTTCTAACATTCGAGTGTATTTGTTGACTTGGTTTTTCCAGAGCCAAAGATTAGAAAATGGCAACGCTCTAATAAATTCCTTACTGCCCTCACCGACATTGCCAGTAAGCATATTCACCATGCCTCTAGTGTACTCAACGCCGATAGACGGACCCGCTCCAAGCAAACCTGTAGCAGCATCAACAGCATTGGGCTCCTGTGGGTATCTAGGCTGCAATGCTCCGCCAGTTAGGTTCGGCCCACCTAGCGCAAGTGTTGTAGACATAGCCGTATAGAACAAATCCGAATGCAGTGAAGCAACGCCAGAATAATCAAAGGCTCTGGCGAACTGATCCTGAAACTCCATCTCTACAAAGTCAGGTGTTTTTAATTGCAGGACCATGTAGCCCAAGCCCATTGCAATCGCGGTCCCAACGAACTGGTTCTTGAGTTGACCGTGGCCATAAGCAGCAGTGGTTTTGTTTACCGCAGCCAAAGCGTAGCTATAGAACTGGAACGGCAGACCAAGAAGACCATTCTCAATGCGAGCGTACCCTTTGTATTTAGCATCTTCTTTCATGCCAAATTTACTAGCAACGTGCATTGGAATGTAAACTATGCCATCAGTAATGATTGGCTTATCGGCGGGCGTACCCATAAGAATTGTGTTGGCAATCCCAGAGCTTAGCGCATTGCGGAAAGACTTTACGGTCTCAGGGTCTACTCGCGCCTGCTTTTTAATCTCAGCAACAGCCAGATCATTAATAGCATTTTCGTAATCAGCCTTCCCTTTCTTGGTGCGCTTATCAAACCCAAGAGACTTGGCAGAGTTGCGAGTGTGCATAATTTCGTGCATCTTAACGAAGGTAACTAGATCGTCAGGCGTTTGAATAATACCCTTTTCGATAGGCTTAACACCTTCTACGCGAGGGTTTTCCCAGCCACGCTCAGGCCACATATCATCACGAATGTAGTCCTCATCAATATAAATTGTGTTTTCAGACTCGCGGAAGAACGCTGGCTTATATCGACCATCGGGCGCAAACGACTCAGTGGGGCCAGTTACAATATCAGCAGTCGTAGAAGGGAACTCAATCGTATTAGTCCACGCCTCTGTGTTGGCCATATACATACCAGAGGAAGACTTCTGCCATGGCGAGTTGGCAATCTTACCAGCAGTGTCTAGGTCAATGCCATAGCGAAGCAGATACTCTTGCTCCATCTTTGTTGCCTTGCCTCGAGTCCAACGAACAGAATAATCAATTAGTGTATGGCTTCGCATCAT